TATCGGTTAAAACAAAGTTTTAATAAATTAAAAAATATGGGAATAAATGTAAAAAACTATAATTTACTTTATGTAGAAGAAAATAAAAAAAAACATATTATGAATCAATTAAAACTAAAAAATACAAACAGTACAAATAATAATTTTAAAAATAAAAATGCTATAGGATTTATACCAGATAAATATGTAATTTTGGATATAGACACTAAAGATGGCGTAGAAAGTGCTAATTTTTTAATTGATAAAGTACCTACAGATACAGTATACGAAAAAACACCAAATGGTTATCATTTCTATTTTGAAAATGATACAGGAAAACCTATACATACATATGTACAATTAGTTATAAACAATGTAAAATATTCTGTTGATATATTGGGTATTGATTCATTAGTGACAATGTCACCTACACGTTTAAATGAAAAAGACTATTATTGGATAAATAGTATATTTACACACAAACCTGCAAAATTATCAGATAATACATGGATTATTGATCTTATAAAAAATAATAAACCGTTTAATCGCAAATTTGATGGTGTTAATGTTTCATTAAATATAAAAAATGCTTTTATTATTGTTGATAACATAAATATTGAAAGTCAATTTCGATTTATATTCGGAATATTAAAAGAATATTCTAAAAAGATAAAATTTTTAAATGGAGTTATCTATGTATATGATGATAACTATTATTTTCTAACAAAATCTTGTTTCAGTAAATATAAAAATAAAAACTTTTTATTTAATAAGTTGAAAAATATTATTCAAGAATTCTCACCTTCTTATATTTTAGATTTATCTGTTATATACAGTAACTATTTGAAACCAGAAAGCATTCTTCAATTATCATCCGCATTAATAGACAATGACTACAAAAATTATAAAAATAATGACATATTTGTTGATTATATTAAATCGGCAAATATAGAAAAAAAAACAAAATACTTAATACAAGATACAATTACTATAAATGACACAAAAAACATACATGTACAAAAAGTAATAGATAATATATTTAAAGAATCCAATGACTCTAATAAAAATTACATAACAAACAAAATTTTTATAGGTTCAGAAAGTATCTATTTAACAATGATGCTTTCAAATTATTTTAATATTCCAAATATATGTTTGGGTATAGTATCTAGTTCAAATCCTATTACTACTTCAGTATCATCACAAGAAACACAAAGAATTATGAATACCTTTTTGTCTTTATTTTAATTTGTAATTTGTAATTTGTAATTTCTAATTTTTAATTTATGATAATTAATGAAACTATTATCATGAATTTTTATTAATTTTATAATTAATAGATTTTACCATTTATTTTTTTTTACTTGAATCTTAGGTCCTTGCCCTTTACGTTTTATATTTGCGGGATCATATTGCTCTTCATCATCGTCAGAATGTATATCTTTTGACATCTCCCAGAATTCTTTTGCACCTAACTTAAAAGGACCATGTGTCTGTGCTTTATACCAAAAAATCTGATCATGTAATTTATTTGACTTTGCATTATTATTTATAACAAGACATTCAAAATTTTCAGTACACTGATCCATTACTTGACAAAAACTCTCAAATGTTGGAAACATACCCGCATAATTTTCATATATTCTTTTGCGATTACCTATATATGGTTCTCTCAAAATAAATACGTAGTCTATGTTTGTACGCAAATTTGGTGGAATACCTAATGGATACTGCATTGTTATGACTAACATAATTTTCCAGTGACGACCGTTCATAAAAAGCAAACGCATCATTACATCCTTTGTCCATTTATTATCAAACAAACAATCATCCAATACTACAAAAGTACGCGGATCAATCGTGCTTCTTTTATATGTTTCAATCTCTTTTTTCATTTGCTTTAAAACTGCTTTCTGTCTTTTTAAAATATTTTCAATGATTGCGGTATTATAAGCATCGTGAATAAATAACTTTGGTACATGTTCCCCAAAAAAACCATTTCCTGCTTCTGTTCCCGATATTACAGTGCCAATAGGGATATCTTGATGGTAATACATTAAATCTTTAACTAAAAAACTTTTACCTGTATCACGACGACCTATTAGAACAATAACAGGACCTTTATTTTCATCTGGTCTAAAACTAATAGATCTCATGTCAAATTTTGCTAATTCAAGACCAACACTCATTTATTGTTATACTCTGATCTAAATATACTATATATAAAAAAAATATAATTAATACAAACGCATATTATTTGTATGTAATCAATATTGTATTTTATATTGTATTTTATATTGTATTTTATATTGTATTTTATATTGTATTAGTTTAAAAATTAATAAAAATATGTATTTAATAAATTAAGTAATTGATGATGGATATTGTAAATGATTATTGTGAACCCGAGGTTGGTAAAAGTTCCTTTTCTTTGTATTATAGGAAGTTGAATAATTCAGATTTATTCACTTCTTTAGAAAATTCAGAACTTGAAATAAATAATAGTAAAAATTACATCCCAATTTATGAAACATACTTTAATTTAAATGAAACAAATTATAACTCTATAAATCTTAATCATAGATTTTATGTATATGGATTATCAGGCATCATTGATAAAAATAATATTCAGGCTACAGTAGTAGACACCTTCAAAAGTACGCCCGAATCTCTTACATGTCTGCATAAACCCATTTTTATTAAATTTTCTCCACTAATAGATCCCGTAAAATATATGTCCGGTAAATACGACAGTACTAATAAAAATATCGATATCTTAAAAATTCCAACATTATCTAAATTCGATCAACAAGGTTTGCCAAAAGCAAATGATAAAAATAACGCTGCATATGTCGATAGTTTTTTTTCTTATTTATCTAGCCAAGTGTTGCATCATCATGACTTTATTCACGGACTCGACTTTTACGGTTCTTTCAATTCAAATAAAAATAATTTTTACTATAATGTTATTGATGATCTTGAATATCTTAACGGTTCATCTTTTTTTAATAAAAATAAAGGTATTTTATTTGATGTTGAAGATATAGATGAATATAGTTTTGATTCAGAAAGTCAAAATAATAATGACACGCGTAATAGAAAAAATAAAATTAAAATTGATGATAAGTGTAACATAGATGAATCACAATATACTATTCATGATAATTTTGATACATTAAATAATGAACTAAATATGGTATTTAATACTGCTTCTATACAATCGGTAGAAACTAACAAATCAGAAATTAATAATAATAAAAACGATTTACTTGAAACATTGTGTGAAGTTAATATAGTTTTAAATACAGATAATAATAGTTTATCTAATGACTCTAATACCACTACTCTGAATACAGTAGAAGGAAGTATACATTTAAATAAAGATAATGGAAATAATAGTGATGACACCGAATCATGTTCTTCGCGATCATCATACACCGATAACGATGAAGAGTGCAACCAAGATGAGAATCACGAGAAACGTGAGAAATCAGTAAATAAAAATAAAAAATCAGTAAACGATTACAACTCAAATAGTTCAATTGAATCTGTTAATGATAATATTGATGATGATTTTAGTGGAAGCGATAATGAAAAAGATAATAAAACAAGTGAAAATTGTAGTGATAATGAGGAAAACTTTAATGATGACGACGAAGAATATGATGATGAAGATGATGATACACTATGGGCAACTATAAAAAACTTTCCTGTAACAGCAATAATGTTAGAAAAATGCGAAGATACACTTGACTCACTTATGATGCAAGAAGATGAAATGTCAGAAGGAGAATGGAAATCTGCTCTTATGCAGATTATTATGACGCTAATTACATACCAAAAAATGTTCGGATTTACCCATAATGATTTACATACGAATAATATTATGTATAATTATACCGAAAAAGAGTATCTTTATTATCATTATAATAAAAAATACTATCGTGTTCCAACATATAACCGTATTTTTAAAATTATAGACTTTGGACGTTCTATTTATAGATACAAGTCAAAAATAATATGTAGCGATAGTTTTAGTAATAGTGGTGATGCCGCTACTCAGTACAATTGCGAACCTTATTTTAATGAAAACAAGCCAAGATTAGAACCTAATTTTAGTTTTGATTTGTGTCGATTAGGATGTTCTATTTTTGATTATTTTATTGATAATATAAACGATGTACCGAAGATATGTAAAAAAGAACCATTGGCTAAATTAATTGTTGATTGGGTAACCGATGATCAAAACAGGAATATTTTATACAAAACCAACGGAGAAGAACGTTATCCGGATTTTAAATTATATAAGATGATTGCTAGGAATGTTCACAATCATACGCCACATGCGCAATTGTCAAAACCTATTTTTGCTGCATATGAATTCCCTAAGAAACAAGTAAAATCTAGGCATAGGATTATAAATATTGATAAAATGCCGTCGTATATAGATTAAAGTAAAAATTATTTAGTAACATTTAATTATTTTGGTAATTAATTAAATATTAAATATTAGATATTATATATAATGTCAACATCAATAATTCTTAAGTATAGTGTAAGTCAAGGAAATAGTTTTACTTGGGGCACCGGTTACGGCTTAGTTAATTTTACCTTTAAATCGGATTTAAGTACATCCAGTGTGTTTTCTTACACATCATCTAGTACAACTATTATCCCTTCATCTCAACTCCCAGGTTTTAATACTTTAACTGAAGTTATAATTGGTAATTCAGTTACGAGTATTGGTAATCGTGCGTTCTATTTCTGTGTCAGTTTGACATCTGTTACAATTGGCAATTCAGTTACGAGTATTGGTGATAGTGCGTTCTATAATTGTTTCAGTTTGACATCTGTTACATTTGGCAATTCAGTTACGAGTATTGGTGATAGTGCGTTCACTAATTGTTTCAATTTGACATCTGTTACATTTGGCAATTCAGTTACAAGTATTGGTGCTAGTGCGTTCACTAATTGTTTCAATTTGACATCTGTTACAATTCCTGATTCAGTTACAAGTATTGGTGCTAGTGCGTTCGAAAATACCCGTTTGACGTCTGTTACAATTCCCAATTCAGTTACAACTATTGGTGATAGTGCGTTCGCAAGATGTTCAGCATTGACAAGTTTTAGTGTTGATACTAATAACGCATATTATTCATCTACAGATGGAGTATTATTTAATAAACTTCGAACAACGTTAATTGCATACCCTGCAAATAATAATACTGTATCATATCAAATTCCCAATTCAGTTACAACTATTGGTAACAGTGCATTTCTTGAATGTCCGAGATTGACATCTGTTACAATT